GCGCTAACCCTAAAAACCCTTGGCCTACTGCCATACTTTTCAGGTGTCCATTATCACCACACCAGATAGTCACCTCCCCACCTCGAATCTGTAATCTATTCTCAGTGTTCCGCCAGGGAAGCAATGCACCCGTAGTAACATCACCCTTAGCCATAACTTCCTGCAAGTCATCGCGCCAATGATCTGCTGAATGAATTTCTTGTGATTCCTGTTCGCCTATAAATCTAGCGAATGACTCAAAATCAACATCGTTAGGAATAATCATTCGACACACTCCTGAACTTCTGTGCTGCTCTGTTTTTTGTCATCAGGCTTAACGCGACCAAGCCAGCTATTCACAAACTTCTTAATCCCAATTCTGGTTTTTTGTTTAGCGGGGTTCGCAACTAACCAAGCCACCATCAAACTAAATTCTTTCTCTACTGAAATATTCGGATAGGCTTTAATCATCTCCCCAATAAATTCTTCTTCTGGTTTCCATCGGCTACCGTCTTTCAGCGGTAGCTCTAGTATTCCCTTCCCTTCCCTTCCCTTCCCTTCCCTCAAGGAGTCCTCAGTGAGTGTTCCTGCATCATTCACTGAATTATATTCAGGGATATTTGATTTAGATGGCCTGTTAATTACTTGGTGCTTACGGAAACCTTTGATATGTAAGTACTTTTTGTCACTCACTGAGTATTCAATGAGTATTCCGTGAGTCATCAACTCATGGACAAGTGGTTCGCAATCGATGTTATCTGCGGGGAATATTTTCATCTTTAACTGCTTAGACGATCTTTCAATGTTTCCTACATCGTCAGAAAAGTTAAACATACCAATGAACATTAAACGAGCACTCATGGAGCACTCAGTGAGCGCCTCATCAGTCCAGAATTCAGGTTTCACGGTTCTTATCCTAGCCATTAGTTAGCCCTCTGCTGTCTAAGCCATGCTTCTTGTTCTTCGCGTTTGTGTGCTTCTGTAAGACGCTTCCCGTTAGCTCTGCGACCCTTACCTATCTCTAAAATAAGATCGTCTACAGTGGGGTCTGACTTCCTTCTATAGTTACCCGTCATGTGGTGGTCTAGTGGCTCTGCGAATAGATCAGATAATGACAATTCAAGCGCATCCATTACGGCAGAAGCACCACATCCAGCGAAACAATGTAGGAGTATTTTGCCGCTTGGCTCCTCCTTAATAGACAATGATGGGCTTCCATCATCATGTGCAGGGCAACATGCTTTATAGCGACCCTCACCAACCTGGCGAACATGCGCGAGTCGGCTAATTAGTTCATCTACAGGCACTATTTACGTCCTTTGTTGAGGTTATCTATTCCTTTAAGCGTAGGCTCTATTTGATCGCGCGGCGGACACCCGTATTTGACTATCCAAAAGCCGTTTTCTTTAACTATCTTGGGTTTCATACTCCACTCCCTGCTCTAGTGATTGATCTTCTTTAAGTCCGTCTATACGCATTAAACACGGCTCACCCATTAGGTGGTCAGGTTGTTCTCCGTAATCAAAAAAAACAGGCATGTCGATCTCCCACATCGGTACCCCATTAGCGAAAAAATAATCACCATTGGCTGATTTAGGGGCATCACCAACACAAACACCTACCCTCACAACAGACCCACCTATGTGTATATTTCTAGGGTCTTTTCCTGACTTTATAATTACAGCCAAACACCCTTCCTCTATCGGCATTAATTTCACGCTTGCCTCCCCACTCTTGGGTTTCTTGATTTTCCTCTAGCTTCCTTTCAATAATCTGGCAATCCAACAACCCTTGAGATCGCATATGCAACCACTGGCCTAAAGCTGTGTATCCTAGAATCGCGTCAAACTTCTCCACATGCTCTAGGTTTAGAGTGCGGTTTGCTTGTAAATGTAATATTTTGAGTATTTCAGTCATTATCGAATGATAACCACATAGTAAATAACAATGCAACCGTTTGGTGTAGTATTAATTCTTAAGACACGAAAATAATTTTTAAAAAAAGTGCTATCCGTGATACACTAAATGTGTGAATAAGCAACAACGTATGGAAGCTTTCGACCGCGTAGAGGTCGAATTAGAGCGCTTAGATAAAACTAAAAAATGGTTAGCCGACCGGCTATCCGTTAGTGGCGTTGTTTTGAATCATTGGAAAACGCGCGGCATCCCATCCGCTAAATTCAAGTTGTTAGCCTATGAATTGGGCATTTCGCGGGAGTACCTGGAAGGCGATTCCGAACATCGCGGCGAAAGGCCAGCTGGCGTAACGGTTAGCGATCCGCTGAAAGAAGAAATCGAAACCGAACTTCAAAAACTAAGTCAAAGAGACACCGCTATTGCACTCAACTTCCTTCGCAGCCTGAACATTAAGTGACCGCAACATAAGCAGCAAGTATTTCGCTTGTTCTTGATTGAGGCGCTGAATTAAAAAATTTAGCTCCTCAATTGATATGTTTGCTTTTTGTTTAGTAGCCATAATTTTATTTTTTGTTGATTTGCATCAAAATTAACTAATCTCCAAAATAACGTCAATACGTTTCTTTTTTCACGCTAGCCGTGCTGATTGTTACCATACCCCGTTCCAAATGGAACATATACTTTACGTGTGTTTTCTTTTTCGCTAAAGTCGGAAATCAACTAACGGGGGAAGATGATGAATGACATAATCGCTACGGCTTATCAATTTAAAGCACAGTTGATTCCATCAATATTAAGCACTGTTTCTATCTGTTTTCTGCTGGCGTTTCTGAGATACAAAAAAGTTCCTGATAAACCACTGGTAATCTTATTATGGCTCGGCATCGCACACGGATTGTTCTCTGCTGGATGGCGGTTTTTGACTGAAGCGGGTGTTGGGCATTATGTGTATCGATGTCTGCATGGCATTAGCCTTTCGATTTCTTTGTATCTTCCCTATTATTGTTACCTGGTGAGCAGTTCTTCCACATCAAGGATCAAGGAAAATAATATTATTATATTCATCGGATGCTTAGTTATTTTCGCGACAAGCACACCTCTGTTCGTGTCACATCTCATAGCGCCAGGCGTAACTGGGGTTGTTTATGGCCCCTTGAGGTCAATAATTCTCCCCCTTGGATTCGCAAGTAGTTGGTTTGCGTTGGTAGTTTGTATTCTTGGCTATACCAAAGCGCAGACAAGCGAGCGCCAAGTGGCTGCGTTGAATTGCTTGTTTGCTATTTCGCTGTTCTTGATAATAACTGGCTTTTTGCGGCTCGCCCACCAAGCGGCAGACACTTTTGATCAGAAAATAGCGATAGCGTATTTATTCCCTGTCAGCATTCAGATTTTAGTGATAATTTTGGTGTTCAATTCTTCAAAACGCCACGTAATTCAGACGGATGCTAGGCGGTTCATGCCGCTCACACGCGAAAAAAGAATTTATGATGGCTTGTCCGAAGCCTTTGCGAATTATTCACTTGGGCGATTGCAATACAAAACAACCGCCGACGAAATCAATCGATTGCTTATTACCTATAAAATTGAAAAACTTAAAGAGCGTAATAATGGACAAACATCTATCCAAAAAGTGGCTGATAATATTGGCCTAACCAGATCCGGGCTTTCCAAAATTTTAAAACGAATGGATATTAAAATTTAAAAACAAAATCAAACCGCTATTAATGGCGGTTTTTTTATATCCTCACCCCACACAAAGTAAATAACGTTATTTCGTATTTGACTATCAATATCTACTCTGTTAATTTAGTTATAACCAAAGGGGATATTTTATGAATTATTCTATATTGATTTTAGTTTTTGTTATTGCTCTTTACCACATGGTCCCGCAATGAAAAAAATAAACTCCGAAGTTTCGATCTTCATCGAAGATGGCGACCTTAAAACTACTAAAGCGGCCGCAAATTTGCAGCAGTACGAAAAAGTTTCAGAAATAGAAAAAAGCGGTGGCGTGTCTATTCGCTATCGCACACCCACCATCAACAGAGCGCAGTAATCCGCAACAAGTCATCTGGGGAACCTGCATAAATCCCGACAAGATGCTCTGTAAAGCTAGGCCGATTAGAGGGCTTGGCGAGATTCGAAAGAGTTAAACAATGTTAGGAGGGAAGCATGAACGCACGAACAGAAGTAACAACTCTGCAAGCTAATAATGTACTTATCAGTGATTGCGACATTAAGGCAGACCCCGATCAACGGTTAATCGATGCTTGGAAACTAGGTTATTCAGTGGCAGGAATTATCGCCACATCGGGATACACGCAACTGGTTATTCAGACGAACCCATCACACGCTTTAGTCGTTCATTGTACGCATGAACCTAAAGACCGAATGCTGACTGTGGGTGATGCTAAAAGCATTGAACCAAGCATGAACGATAAAGGCTATGCATGCCGTCAGGCTCTTATAGCGGGGACAGCATGATTATCCCTGTAGGTGACGATAGACGAATAGAGTTTGTGACCCACGAGGTTCAGGTGCAGCGTAAGTCAATAGCGCAAAGCAACACTAAGACCCAAAAGAAGGGTGATGTTAATTGGATACCTTACAAATTCTGCTCAACGATTGGTGGTGCTATCAGATGCCTAGAGCATGAAATGTACGCCACTAGTGATGCAGAGGGTGTTGAGGCTTGCATGAAAGAAGTGCAGCGGGTTTTAGACAAACTCAGCACAGCAATTAAACCAAGATTTGAAATTAGAGAGGTAGCGTAATGGGTAACGCAGACAAGCCAGTAGTTAAGAAGCCAGAGCATCCTAATATCACGCGATGCAAAGATGCCCTTGTTGCTCTTGAGGACTACATCTGCCCTGAGGGTTTAGTTCAGGAATTAATGTGGGCGCACTTCACTGATGATGATAAGTACGAAAAGGAAATTTGGAGCCGCATTGAGGCAGACCAAGAAGATTGGATCGCAGGGGAGGAGGATGTTTTAAGCATCCAGCTTGAGGAGTGTCGTGCTGACTACCTTTATGACCTAGCGAAAGATGAGAAGTTAAATCAACAGGAGGGTTGCTGAAATGAATAAAGCAATACAAGCAAAACCGCAATCTGCGGAGGTGGTAAGTGTGGCAACACCACAATCACTCATTCAACTGGCAATTGAAAAAGGTGCAGATTTTGACCAATTATCAAAGCTAATGGATTTACAGGAACGACATGAGGCTAGACAGGCAAAATCTGACTATCTGAGTGCCGTTACGCAGTTCCAGGCGATTGTTCCACGGCTAACGAAAACCAAGCAGGGGCATAAATACAAGTACACGCCATTGTCTGATATTGCAGAACAGATCAAAGACGAGTTGCAGCAATGTGGATTGTCGTATCGGTTTGAAATGAAAGAAAGCGACAGCATTAGTGTGTCGTGCGTGATTAGTCATATAAACGGGCATAGCGAACGAAACACCATGACCGCAGCAGCAGACACTAGCGGCAGTAAGAACGGCGTACAGGCGATTGGTAGCACTATCACATACCTTCAGAGATATACGCTTATAGGCGCTCTAGGGCTTACTACAGCCGATGAGGATATAGACGCTCGATTGCCGTTTGAGGGTGTTACAGAGGAACAGCAAGCGACTATCCAAGACTTACTAGAATCTACAGGTGCAGATAAAACTCGGTTCTTAAAGTGGGCGAAAGTTGATGCCATTAGCGGCATAGCAAAATGTAATTACGAGTCTGTGGTTACTCAGATTAAATCAACCGCAAAGGCTAAAAAATGAGTGTGATTGAGTGGGATATTGAGCAAGGCTCGGATGAGTGGTTTCAGGCTCGTTTGGGTGTTGTTTCAGCTTCATGCTTTGGTGAAATATTTACACCTACTGGAAAGCCAGCGACCGGCGCTAAAGTTGAGAACTACGCCAATAAGTTAATCGCTGAAGCGGTCACTGGAAAGCGTGAAGATACGTTCAAGTCTGAGGCTATGGAGCGTGGAAACATCATAGAAGAAGATGCTCGTAGCTGGTACAGCATGGCTAGAGATTGCGATGTTGAGGAGTGTGGGCTTGTGTATCTGGATAGCATAAAGCGTGTCTCCTGTAGTCCAGACGGTTTAATCCTGCAAGCGCCAGAGGATGTGATCTGCGGCCTTGAGATTAAATGCCCACTAGCGCACACACAGGTTAAGTATCTGCTATCCGGCAAGGTGCCAACTCAGTACATACCGCAACTCCAAGGCTCGATGTATGTCTGTGATGTGGATACCTGGGACTTCCTTTCGTACCACCCTGACCTAGAACCACTACTTATCACCGTAGAGCGTGATGATGAGTGGATAAAGAATTTTAAGCCTGTACTCAACTCGTTTGTAGATCGAGTGCAGGACGGAATTAGTAAATTAACCCATAAACAAGAGGCCGCA